GCGAGCTGTCCGATTGAAGTCCGTTGTTCGTTAGACCAAGTGGCCCCGCCATCCGTTGCCCAACGCAGCATGGCTTGTGGGTTGGTCGTTACCGTCTGCGGGTCTATTGTTCCGCTGCTAATAATGACCGTATCGTTGGGTGAAATTGGGTAAATTTCATCTGGATCAATAACTATATCGTTGTTTACTAAGTTGACTGAAACACCAGTAGTGCCCACCCCAGGCTGGAATTGAATCTGCAATTCTTCAAAATATTGCCTTTGCAGGTCAGCTTGGAAAATACACCAACCGCGCAATTTGGCGGCGTTTGGGCTGGTCTAGGGATCGGGTTTTTGAAGTATCGGTTTCTGATCCCGTGAAAGCGGTGATTGTTTCTGCTAACCTAAAGATGACCGCAGGGGAAAACTGATGGCACTTTTACCCAACCCACAAACGCAACCATATCCGCAATCGGAATTCTTGGATGGGCAAACCAAGCGCCCGACTCGAGCATGGCAGCAGTTCTTCATTAACTTGTTGAACTTCAACAGTTCTGCCACGGCGACCGCTGGGTCGGCTACGCTGCCAGCAAACCCAGTTGGTTTTATGAATGTGACGGTAAACGGGGTGGCCTACAAAGTGCCGTATTACAACCAATGAACCTGGAACTGCTTAAAAATCACGTCCCAAGCCGCGAAGAAATTGAACGGTTGCAGAGCGAAGTGGCTAAAATGCCACAACCCGAATTGCAAACAGAACATTACTTTTCGGGCGGGATGTATTGCAGAAAACTGGCGCGTCCGGCGGGGACATTGATTGTTGGCAAAGTTCACAAAAAGGATCATTTGTTCATGTGCGCCCAGGGACAGATCATTGCTTGGTCAGAAAAAGGCATGGTTACTTTGAACGCTGGCGATGTGATATGCAGCAAGGCAGGGACAAAGCGGGTGACATTGGCGGTAACTGATGCGATTGGAATCACAATCCATAAAACCAGCAAAACGAATTTAGACAAAATCGAAAAAGAGTTGATAGAACCAGACGAGTTGGCTTTGTATGATTCGTCAAACAAATTGAAGGCGCAAGCCTTGGAGGGTAAATAAATGACTTGGATCACTGCTGCGGCTGTAATGGGCGGGGCTTCACTTGTGTCTGGTTATATGCAAGGAGAGGCAGCAAAAAGCGGGGCAAACCAAATTGCTGCTGGATCAAGATATGCCGCTGACATTAACAAGCAAATGTTCGACATTACGAACGAGAATTTGCGCCCATACCGCGAAGCTGGCACGACCACGTTAAAAGACCTATTAGCAAGAACGCCAGAACTGACCAGGGGTTACACGGCAGCAGACTTTGCCCAGGGCATCGACCCAGGCTATCAATTCCGATTGGCACAAGGCCAAAAAGCATTTGAAAACCAAGCCAACCGTGGCGGCGGTTTGATAGGCGGCAACGTTTTGCAGGGTATGCAAGACTATACCCAAGGCCAAGCGTCCCAAGAATTTGGTAATGCGTTTAACCGAAATACTACTACGCAAACCAACATCTTCAATAGATTAAAAAGCATTGCTGATATGGGTTTGGGCGCAGCGGGAACAACTGGTGAAGCGGCATTGAAAACAGGCGAAAGCATGGGTTCTGCTGGACTGGTAAACGGGAAGGGGCTTGTGCCTTGATCGACCCAAACCTCGCTGGATGTTTCGCCAAGCAAATACACCTCGCGGTGATCCACAATTAGCGTCACTAGATTGTCAGGTGCGCCATCTTTGCTGGAAAAATTTGTGTTGCCAGAAATGGGAGACAAGACATTTGAACAACCAAATTGCTGCGTGTTTGGGCGGTTATAGACAAAATAATTGTCTACCGTGTCCACATTAGTGCCGCCCGTAAATGCCCCGTCCGTGGTCGGCATTTGCGAAAAATTCAAAGCATATAAAGTTGTGGCGCTTACAGTTTGGCTTGTGCTGACCGTATATGTTCCAGCGCCCCCTGACCCAGTACCCAAGGCGGTGATGATGGTCAATGCCGTTACGCCAGTTCCTTGGATGGTTTGCCCAACATATAGCGTTCCGCTGGTAACTGCGGTGACCGTCAACGTTGTGCCAGAAATTGAACCCGTTACGATTGCGCCCACGGCAGCGCTGTTCATTTGGCGGCTTGCAATAGTTTGGGATAGGTTGATGGTGTAAGTTCCAATCCCGCCCGTACCCGTTCCCAATGCCGTGATGACTGTTTCATCAGTAACTGAAATGCCAAAAAGGGATTGCCCCGCCGTGATTGTGCCGTTTGTTATCGCCGTGACTGTGAGGGTTGCGCCTGAAATTGAACCCGTAAACACGGCAGATGATGGGCTAGAAATGCGCCAAGCATATCTATTTGTGCCATCCACAATGTAAGCATTCACGCCATTGTCAGTAATGCCAACCCGTCCAGTAGATGTGTTTATTTGACCAATCATTGTTGCAATGAAATTTGAGGTCAACGCATACACATACGGCCCACAAACAGCAACTAAAACATTCCCGCCCGATAGGGTGTTCATGCCCCTAACTTCTTGTTGGTTCTGAAACAAGACTAAAGAAGAAAGCCCAGGCGTAGGGTACAAAGCCACCACACCGCGATCACCTTGGGGTTTGGTTGGATCAACTTCAGGAAAGAAATTAATACATTCCTGGGCATCCTGGTAGATCGATGGGGCTTCGTAAGAAGCGCCAACAAAGCCAAAATCAGGCATGATGATTCCTTTTATAAATCATCGGAAGCCGCCGTCCATGATAAAGCCAGCGTCTTTAGCTTTGCCCATCAATAAGGAATCAGGATAACGGGCCACTTGTGGCGGCTTCATGTTTGTGCGCTTAATGATGGCTTTTGATTGGGCAGCAAATGCGTTAATCATGGTGATTTGCGTTGTGCTGGCCTTGCCATACATTGGCATCAGTCGTTCTGCCAAGCACCAGCGCATCGCCATGTTAAAACCCTGTGGCAGCGTGATTGTTTCGTAATAATTCTGGAAAGTGCGAAAGATCGTGTTTGCAAACAAATGCAGTTCACCGCTTGCGGGGTTTGGAAAGACATATAAAGTCCCAAGGGTTTCGCTGGGCTGGTAATAGACCATTTTTGCCCAGGGGCCGTTTAGCTGCTTTATGCCCAATGATTCGTATTCTTCTAGGCTAAGGATTGCCACGGGGTAATCCAGATAACCCCCCGCCACGTTTGACCCGCCTTGTTGCGTAGCCACTCGAACAAACGCCGATTCGATGGTCAATGGGCGCTCGTAATAGGCTGAAATGGTCGTGCTGGTAACCGTTTGAGACTTGCTGACGGTATATGTGCCGCCTTCATTTACGTTGCCGCCAGCGCCCGTATTAAAGCCCACAATGGTCGTTCCAGCAGTCACCCCCGTGCCGCTTAATGTCATGCCCATCGTAATAGCCCCAGCGGTTACGCCATCAGTTGGGACGGTTAGGGTTGTGCCAGCAATTGATCCCGTGAAAGTAGCCCCGACCGACCCACTTGGGCCAAGGGTGTATTGCACGGTGTTTTGGACGGTTTGGAAAATGATTTCGGTCTTGTAAAAGACCATCATGTTTTCGTTTGACCATTGGGCGCACAAATCATTCAGCATATCAAATGCGTCTTGTGCCGCATCCGCTGATGGGCTTTCCCCAGCTTCTAATGCCCCAATATCCTTTAGCGCACGGGTCAGTATGTCGTAAGGAGTCGTCATTTATTTAAACCTTTGGCACGAATTTCTGCGGTAACCAAGGGGCGACAACAACTCGATTCCCCTTTAGGGTCGCTAGTTGTTCCTCTAAACGTGATTTTATTGAATTTACGCCGTCTTGTGTTGTTTCTTTTTCAACCCAGGATGCTACATCTGCTTCAGTAACTTCGCTAAACGGCGTTTTCATGATCTTATCGCTGAACCACCAGTTTCCCTCAGTTTCAACAATAAGACCTTCATCTTCGGCGGTCACATGGTATTTGGCATGGGTGATCACCCCTTCCTCTGCGGAAATCTCCAAAATTTTCCATGTGTGCGTGGTCATACTGCTTGCTGTGCAGTTTGTGCCGCTTGATAAGCCGCCACAACATCAGCAGTCCAAGCCACATTGCAGATTGCCGCAACATTGGCAGGGATGCCCGTCAAATCTTGGCCTGGGGTCAGGCTTGAGCGATGGAAGGTCTTGCTCAGTTCGTTGCCGTCTTCCATGATGCGGGTGGCCTCACGATAGAGAACGATGCCGTTTTCAGTGACAGTGATTTGGTCAACTGCGGTGGTTTTGGTGAGTGACATGATGATTTCCTTTGTGTTTAATTAGGCTACAAAATACAAGAATGAACCACGCAAAGCCTTACTAGTCATGTTTACATTCAAGATGTCCGATCCTGTAGGTGTACCCAAGTTAAAAGATGTTACTGAAGATGGCCCTACAAGCTGCATGGAGCCATAAGTGTTGTATGCAACTGCGCCAGTAAACACTCCACCCGCCACATTGTTCCCTGTAGTAAATGGCAAACCACCGATAGAGGCTGCGGCTGTGCTTGCAGTCGCTGGATATGCAACATAGAAGAAACAAACAACTTGTCTGCCAATTTTTGTATAAAAGCCACCAGCAGATGAAAACGACAAACTAGCACCACTTGC